CAAAGATCTAACACCAATCTACGATGGCAGAGTCCTAGTAAACAAGTCAGCGATGAAAGATCCAGCAGTTCAGGCAGCACTCGCAGCAATGGCAGCGAGAAACTTTGAACCACTGCCCACACCGACAGGCAGTTGGAACATCAGCGACAGACATTAAGCAGTAATTCACAGGGGGCAGTAAAACGCCCCCTTTTTGGTGCTAGGTCGGATGCCGAGCGATGCCAAAAAAGTACCTTCTTTCTAACCTACAAACGTTTCCCAGACAGCGATAAATATCAAAAGGAAAATGAAAAAATGAAAACCTTGAAACTGAAAAAATTTCTCTGGTAAAAAATTGCCAAAAAAGACGAGCTATGCTACAATACACAAAAAGGAAATAATATGACTACCCTACCCGATGGTTGCTTTGATATAGGTGACGATGACCTAGAGGATCTAAGTGAAGGAAAACGTCCTAATCTTGGAGAAGACACCACATCATACGAAGAAACCGCCCACAAGCAATTAATGAATGATCCTAAGTATGCCGTCCATGTGCATGAGAGTCAACTCAAGCGTATCATTGAGGTAATTGAAGAAGTATCTCAAAGACTGGTTGCATTAGAGGATAAGTTCATAGACTTAGAACTCTCTATAAGATTCAAAGAGACTAAGAGGAACGATGGTCCGCCCGAACCCCCTACACTATCTGTATAACTATGGAAAAGTACGAAGACTTACTAAAAGACGAAAACAAATTTGATAAATTTTGCGATGACTTTGAAAATGCAGCAGCAGAGAGATTCTCAGGAAGAGATAATAACTCAAGAACTCCAATCACACATTCTAGTGTTGAATCAGTCACTCCAGAAGTTGTCCGAGAGGTTGAACCAATTGGAACAGAGGATCTCATCGCTGGAGAATCCACAATTGATGTACAAGCGTCCGACATGTGATGAGTACGAGTCTATTTCAAGTACATTAGATTATCTACATAATACAATAGAAGAACTAAGATAATGCCAAACTTCGTTGGGAAGGAAACAATAGACACTGTAAGCACTGATGCTAATTGTGTATATCCTGCTTCTCCACTGGGAGGTGCTCCTAATGTTTCACCGAATGTAATTATTAATGGACAACCCTTGGAGTATTATACTAGCACTAGTGTAATAGGTACTGTTGCTGGTGTAAAGATCAATCCACTTATACCACTGCCATGCCAACCAGGTATTAGGGTAGTCACTCCAACTGTTAACACGACAGTGTTTGTCAATGGACAATTACCAGCAGTGACTGGAGATCAGGCAGCAATGTTAGGTACACCCAGACCCTTGACAGGACCGTTCCAGCATGTTAAGATACTAATAGGTACACAATTATAATATGGCACTTTACAGCAGTACAAATGATAAGATCTATGCAAAACCTAAGAAGACAAGACAAGGTAGTTCAGTAAATTCAAAGATTTCTGCAACTTCTCGTAATGGAGCAAAGAAGCGTTACAGAGGACAGGGCAAGTGAGTACTGACGAATTACAGAGGATTGCTTCTGCCCTTGAGAGGATCGCAGATGCTTTTGAGAAAGAATTGCATATTGACATTGATCATGCCCATATAGACGATATCGGTGAAATACACGGTGACGTGATAACACATCCGAAGCAGTTCTAGGGGCGTGGTCTCCGACCCGAACGCCGAGGGACTCTAAAATACTTTATAAACTATGTTAATTAATAAGATTGAAGTTGATGAAGGTCGTGATATTATTATCATGGATAAGGCTTTCAAATTTGGTGATCATCAAGCATTATACGACACGTGTATGTCGTTGAAGTATTCTTGTGCGAATACAAGTAACTTTGATATACAAGACATAAGTGATAAGAGGATGAGAGCAGATCTACCTCAACTTGATCAAATGCAAATACTGGCAACGGATGAAGAAGGAGCGAGACTCCGAAGATCATTGTGTCCTGAGTGTGGAAAAAAAGAAACGACAAAATCAGGTGGTATGGCAAACTTTCCTGATGATAACATATTGAGATCAATATTCAGTGATACTTATCGTGTGGAGAATTTTTCTCAATTTATTGATACCAAAAAATATGATTTTACAAACGCATATGTTAACTTAGGTCTAGTCAATGATTCTCATGAGATTCATGTAGATGCTCCTAGAAAGGGTATGGAAAAAACTATGTTGATATATCCTAATATTGAATGGGGATTGAATCACGGTGGCGAGACGGTCTTCTATGAGGAAGATAGACAGGAGATAGTGTACATAAATCCATACGTACCAGGCAGAGTATGTATTTTTGATGGTAGTATACCTCACTGTGCAAAACCACAAGCATTAGTAGGTCCCAAGTATAGATTTACAATTGCAGTTAAATTTACACTCATAGATCAACAAGATGACGATGTATCAATAATTGAAAAATGAAGCTACGACCAAAAGTTATAGGTTATCAAGCATTACCGAAAGAATTGCATATAAAGGATAGTCCTATAGCAGGTCAAGGTCTTTTTGCGAAAGAAGATATTGCTGCTATGATGTACCTTGGTATATCTCATGTGGTAGTTGATAAGGAAATTATACGAACCCCTTTAGGAGGGTTCGTAAACCATTCTGACGAACCTAACTGCATTAAGTGGTGTGAAAATAATGTCTATTATATGAAAACAATTAAAGATATTAAGAAGGGAGAAGAGTTATTCTTGAAGTATACGTTTTACAAGGTTAAATAAAAGTCGCTAAATAACTTTGACTTCGTATATTTGTCGGTAAATGGCGAACAGATTGTCCTTCAGGGACATTAATATTAATTTTAAGAAGCATCCTGTTACTAATGACTTAGTTGTTAGTAGGGATGCTTCTGCTATTAAACAAGCAATTATAAGTTTACTGTTAACAAACAAGGGAGAAAGGTTATTTCAACCAGAGTACGGTTCTGATATAAGAAGTCAATTATTTGAACCATTGGACTATGCTACTGCTGCAAGTATAAAAAGTTCTATATTTAATACAATACAAACGTTTGAACCAAGAATTGCAATAACATCACTAGATTGCTTTCCTGACTTTAATGATAATGGATTCAACGTTGAGATGTCATACAATGTGGTTGGTTCAGATATAATTCCGTCAAATATAGAATTCTTCCTAGCAAGGACGAGATAATGCCATATACCCAAGTAAACAATTTAGATTTTGCTGATATAAAGACTGCCATCAAAGAATACATGAGGGCAGAGACAGAATTTACTGATTATGATTTTGAAGGATCTGTCATCAGTCAGTTAGTTGATGTATTGGCATACAATACGTACTACACAGCGTTTAACGCTAACATGGTAGTCAATGAACTGTTCTTAGATTCATCCACTCTGAGAGACAACGTGGTTGCTCTGGCAAAGCAGATAGGGTATGCACCGAAATCTATTACAGCACCAAAAGCAATAGTTGACATGCAACTTATCTTAACTGGTGTTGCACCTAGTACAGTTGTACTAAAAAAAGGTACAGGTTTTATTACAAACTATGATAACGCATTATATGAGTTTGTATTGAAAGATGATTATAGGAAGGAAGTAGTTAATGATACTGTTACATTTACTGATCTACCAGTATACGAAGGTTCATTAGTTGTTACTCAGACTACAGTAGATACATCACTTAAGAATCAAAGATTCATTATTAGTAATCCTGGAGCAGATACTAGTACATTAAGTGTAAAGGTATTTGAAGCATCAAACTCAACTGTATCAACAACATATGAAAGAGCAGAAAATATCCTAGAAGTTGGATCTACTGATAAAGTATATTTCTTAAGTGAAGTAGAAGATGAGCAATATGAGGTATTTTTTGGTGATGGTGTATTAGGAGAGAAACTATCTAATCAAAATGTTGTTGAAATTTCTTATGTTGTTACTAGTGGTGTAGTTACTAATGGTGCAAAAACGTTTACATTTAACGGAACACTTGTTGATGCTAGTGATGTCACGATTACTTCTCCGTTTTCCGTAAGCAATTTATCAACAACTTCCGCAGCAAGCGGAGGTGCAGAGATTGAATCTGTTGCTAAGATCAAATTTAATGCTCCAAAATTCTTTGGATCACAAAATAGAGCAGTAACCTCCAATGATTACTCTGCTATTGTGCGAAAGATATACCCTTCTATCAGTGATATCATAGTATTTGGTGGAGAAGAGCAAGAACCACCTGCATATGGTAAGGTTTTTCTCTCTATAAAACCAACTGAAGCAACATCATTATCATCATTTACCAAAAATCAACTGGTAACCGAACTTAAGAAGTACACAGTTGCTTCTATTAGACCAGAATTTGTTGATCCTTCTATTCTTTTTTTGAATTGAGTAGTGATATTTACTTTGATGGTACAAAAACCAAATTACTTCCTACAGATATTGCGTCAAAAGTAGCATCTGGTGTATTGGAGTATTTAAAAACATCAGGAACAGAAAAATTTAACGGTAAATTTAGGTATAGTAAGTTTGTTAGTGTAATTGATAGTGTAGATCGTAGCGTTAATTCTAACGATACCTCCATAACTTTAAGAAAAGACTTTATTGCACAGATAAACTCATCAACATACTATGAAATTTGCTTTAAAAATGAATTATTAAAGGATTGTGATGACCCTGTAGTATCATCTACTGGCATGACAGTCTTTGAACATCCAAGTTACACTGTATATCTAGAGGATAGAAATGGTAAATTGGTGCTATATAGACTAGACTCCATCACTGGTGATAAAATCCTATTGAATGATTCAGTTGGTGATGTTGATTATGTAAAAGGTGAAATTAAAATTTATGACTTTACTATTTTAAAAGGTAGTTTTTCTGACAATCGTATTGAGTTACGTGTCAAACCTGCTAATAAAGATATTGAAGTAAAGCGTGAGATGTATCTGGATGTAGATGTATCAAATAGTAAATTCGTTGCGTATAAAGAGTAGTGCCAAAAACTGCGAATAAAGTCTCATTCTTAATTGAGTCTCAATTACCTGACTTCATCAACGAAGAGTATGAACTGTTTTCTAAGTTCGTACAGAAGTATTATGAGCAAAATGAACTTCAAGGTCAACCACTGGATATTATCAGTAATATTCAGCAGTATCGTGATATAGATTTTTATGAAAAGAATGTACTTAAGCAGTCTACCACTACTACTTCATATGTTCAAGATGTAGATACATCTATTAATGTTACTGATGCCTCTTCATTTCCTAAAAATGGTGGGTATATAAAAATTGATGATGAAATTTGTTTTTATAAAAGTAGAACAGACACACAGTTATTAGAAGTAAGTCGTGGTGTAAGTGGAAACACTAAAATTGGTGACCTGTATGAGGAGAGCACTTTTGTAACAACACAAACAGATAATCATATACTAGGATCTACTGTACAAAATATCAGTAACCTATTCTTATATTCATTAATTAAAAGTTTTGAGAAACAATACCTTGACAATTTCCCAGAAGCGTATCTAAAAGGGGATATTGACAAGAGAACTCTTATAAAAAATATAACTTCATTCTATAAGTCAAAAGGAACTGATAGTTCTGTTAAGTTCTTATTTAAATGTCTAATAGATAATGATCCAGAACCAACAATACTATATCCAAGAGAACATACATTAAAATCATCAGAATCTACTTGGATTAATAATTACTCAATCAAAGCAAAAATTTTATCTGGTGATGTAAACAATCTAATTGGTAAAAAGATCACACAAACAACAGGTAAGTTTGCTTC